TGTTCCTGAAATTGTGTAGTAACCGTTAAGTACCTTTTGACATCCCGAATTATCGTAATACAATGTTTTACCGATAACTGCCCCACTAACTCTTGAATCGTAAAATATTGTAGTTTGTGTTGGATTATCTTCGACCTTTATTTCGTGAGTGAATGACGTGTCTAACGTTCCGATTTCACTATCCGCAAACGGTGTACAATATTGTCCAGCATTTTGTGCGTACGTGACTAAAGCATTAAATGTTTGAGTTGCTTTGTTATTTGCGTCGATTTGACTAATACAACTAAACTCTTCACCCGGTGAAACTGTTATTGTTACCGATTCACCTGTTTGTAAATCACAACAATCATTATTTATCGTTTGCGTTAATGTATTGTTATTATAATATATAGTACCACCACAATACGGAATAGGTTTCCCTGATGTGTACGGTAAAATTACTAATTTATTAAAATTGTCAACTAATAATGGAGAATCCGCCGCGACCGAATATTGAAATTGGAATTTAACGGGATTATCGTTTACAATTGCGTTTGTGTATGATAATTCTTTTGAAATTATTTTACCTCCACTTTGTTGATAATAGTAAACCCCGTCACAATAATAACCATTATTAATTGTGGTTAATGTTTGGTCCCTATATAATACGGTATCGTTACCTATTTGACTTATTTCAATGTAAGGTTTATTTGTGAAGTGATATAAAAATTGTTTACATGACTCTCGGTATGTTTTTGTTGAACTACTGAAAATTAATGTTATAATAGAGTATAGTAATAATGCACCGAAAACCCATGGTAAGATTGCAGATAAAGTGGCGCCAAATCCTGAACCAACTGTTAACCATTGAGGTAGTAATCCACCGACAAATTTATCGAACTGAGCAGCAATTACTTGACCTAAAAACGTATATGTTGCATCACTTGCAGGTAATAATAATCCTATACCGAGTACAGTTCCGGCTGCTGACCATTCATTAAGTTTCCATTCTGTATTATAACCAGAAACGACACCAACTAATAATTTATTTAATGCGTGTGTTGCCCCAACAATTGGATTACTACTATTGGTTGCGAAACTATATTGTGTGAAAACACTATCATTAGATTTTTGTTTATTACTTGCGTCGTAACCCATATAATATCTGTACTCTTGTGGTTGAGTTAGTGACGTATTATCAAAAATCTGTCTTACTTTACCCACACCTTCGGTAAAAACCACAGTACATGCGTCTGAAGAAGTGGTTCCCGAATTATAAAAAGATTGTGGACCAATTGTTTGTTCAGTTGTTTTTGGTTTTCCAAATAATTTTTTCTTTACGGTAATTTGTTTTTGTGTTCCGTACGACCTTTCGTAAGTCCCACCTATTTTGTATACATTAGACCCATAACCATAATAATATGGTAAGGCTGGATTATTTAAACTTGGTGACGCATAAACAACCGTATTCGATGTCCAACTTTCGATTGGTGTGAACGAATAAAGGTTAGTTGTTAATTTTGAAATACTTTCTTGGGCATCCCAAGGTGAATAAACGTGTAGTCCGGTAGTGTAAGAATTAATTGGTTCCGGACAATTATAAGATATTGTTACACTAGATGTAACAGGTGCACTATTATACTTACCAATTGCTATCGATACGTTTAATTTACTAGTTTTTTTTGTTGGGTCTGAATTAACTATTACATAGTATGTCTTGGTACCACTTGTTTTATCACTTAAAACAACGTTTTCCAAAATGGCAGTACTATTTGATATTTTATATAAATCTAATTGATTCTGTGAAATTGAAATATTCCCGCCATTTGGGTCTGTAAAATTTACTGAGACATAATTAACAGATCCCGTATATGATACTTCAAAAACCGTATAACCGTAATCATTAGTTCCTAACTGTAATGATTTTGTTTTATTTGCAAATTTTAAATTTGTTGCATAGTTACCAGTTGCACCGAATGATGGTTTATTCGATGTGTAGTCAGATGAACTGAAATTTACTGTTACTGAGTTACTATATGTTGGCATTTATTTTAATTATAAATATTATTTTTCATTATTTGTAGGTATTAAACAGTACAATAAATAAATCCATCACCACATGTTCCATATGTTGATGAAATACCCGTACTAAGACCATAAATTATTGGTACACTTACTGTCATATCTTTATAATACCCATTAGTGGCTGTAGTACTTAACGACTCGTCAGTATACCATGTTGAATTTTCAAATCCATTCGTGTTATAACTTGTTTCGTCATAATAAACAGTGACTGTTGTCGGACAGGTTAAACAAATATCGTTCATGTCAGTTCCAATTGGGTAGTAACAGAATTGTCTACTTACCACACCTGTTTTATCAATTATCGCATAATATGTTTCATCGTGGTTAGCAACAAAGGATAATACACTTTCAGTTTGGAAAACGTTTTCACCACTTGGTGTTAAACTCCATCCAACAAATGTTGAACTATTTGTGGTCACTCCTGTTACACTTACATTACTGTTAATAGCATATGTTTTATTTAATGTTGTTCCCGTATATATTCCGTCAAAAACATGACCACTTGCTAATGAATTTTGTTTATTAATTACAAAATTCACATTTACATTGAATGGGTCATATATTTCGGTTGCAGTAACTAAAGACACACATAACGGTACTGATGTTGGAGTTGGCGTTACTGTTGGCGTTGGTGTTACTGTATTTGTTGGTGTTATCGATGGTGTAACCGTATTTGTAGGTGTATTTGTTGGTGTAACAGTTGGTGTAACAGTTGCAGTTACTGACGGTGTTGGCGTCTGAGTAGGTGTTTCTGTTGGTGTTTGTGTAGGCGTTTCTGTTGGTGTTACAGATGGTGTAACGGTATTCGTAGGTGTTTGGGTTGGCGTTTCTGTTGGCGTTTGAGTTGCAGTTACTGATGGGGTAACCGTATTTGTAGGTGTTTGAGTTGGCGTTTGAGTTGCAGTCACCGATGGGGTAACGGTATTTGTTGGCGTATTTGTTGGGGTTTCTGTTGGCGTTTGAGTTGGCGTCTCCGTAGGAGTCACTGTATTCGTAGGTGTTTGAGTTGGTGTTTCTGTTGGCGTTTGACTTGCCGTTACAGATGGTGTAACTGTACTTGTTGGTGTATTTGTAGGCGTATTTGTTGGTGTCTCCGTAGGAGTCACAGTTGCTGTAGGTGTTTGAGTTGGTGTTTCTGTTGGCGTTTGAGTTGGCGTTTGAGTTGCAGTCACCGATGGTGTCGGTGTCTGAGTAGGTGTTTGAGTTGCTGTATGACTAGGTGTAACCGTTGGCGTAACAGTAGCCGTCACCGATGGTGTCGGTGTGTTAGTTGGTGTTTCTGTTGGTGTAACAGTCGGAGTTACAGTCGGAGTTACAGTTGCTGTAGGTGTATTAGTAGGTGTTTGGGTTGGCGTTTCTGTTGGCGTTGGTGTGTTAGTTGGTGTTTGTGTTGGCGTTTCTGTTGGTGTCTGAGTAGGCGTTTGAGTTGCAGTTACTGATGGGGTAACCGTATTTGTAGGTGTATTTGTAACTGTTGGTGTTGGCGTTTGAGTTGGTGTAACTGAACTTGTTGGCGTTTGAGTTGGTGTCTCCGTAGGAGTCACTGTATTCGTAGGCGTTTGAGTTGGCGTTTCTGTTGGCGTTGGTGTGTTTGTTGCAGTAACAGACGGTGTTGGGGTCTGAGTTGCAGTTACTGACGGTGTAGGTGTTTGTGTACGTGTAACTGTTGGTGTTGGAGTTGCCGATAATGCCGGTGTTTCTGTTGGTGTAACAGATGGTGTAACAGATACTGTTGGTGTTACAGTATTTGTAACACTTGGTGTATTTGTAATTGTTGGAGTTACCGAAGTTGTCGGTGTTACTGATGGTGTTACAGTTATTGTTGGCGTTACCGACGCAGTAACACTTGGTGTGACAGTATTTGTAGGTGTATTTGTTGGGGTTGCCGTTGGTGTTTTTGTAGGTGTAGGTGTAGGTGTTTTTGTTACGAATGTGATACAATCGATTACTACAGTCTTAATTACCTGTTCATTTATCCATGGAGCATCTAACGTTACTTTAATTGTTTTTGGTCCATTTGTGGCGTAGAAATGACTAGCAACACCATTCGCACTAATTGGGTCGGTTTCACCATCTCCCCAATGTACCGTGAATATAATATCACCTATATTATTTAATGAACTAACATTTGTTGTACCTGTAATTGTAACTTCATTACAATCTATTTCATATACGAAATTAACCGCAACAGGAGTTATATCGTAAGCTATATTACCATCAAAATCAACCATTGGACCGTACTCATCAACTGAAGATTCCAAATAAAGTGGAAGTTGGTAGTCGTCGTAAATTTGTGAATTAATTGTAGACGTGTCTCCAGTTACTTCATTCCACGTGCTACCTGTAGGTGTTCCCCATATATAATAACCTGAAGGAACTGTACCTCCTGAAATATTAAAAATTGTTGTACCGGTGTTAGGTGACGTATTAATGGTATCGTCCCAAGAAATAAGATTATCTTCCGCGTCGTACCAAGTCATGCCAGTTAATGAAACTAACTTGACATTAGGTATGTGTTTTCGCTTTATGTTATATCTTATTTTTTTCACTAACTATTTTAAAATTTTTATACCAAGAATCCACAGATTCCGTATACACTATAAGTATTACCGGCAGTGATTATCGTCGTTGGTCCAGTTACACTTTCAGGTAACGCTCCCGGTCCTGTTACTGTCACATCAATGGTGTAATCATTTTCGTTTGTAATTATTTGTCCGTTTTGTCCACTATTGGAACGTGCAGTGTGAGTTATGATACAATAAAACGAGTCACCTTCTAATAAATGAACTTGGAAAACTGCACCGTCATAATTTAATCTGTGTGAAAATTCGCCGTTTGTGAATACATCCATGTACCCACTATTACCCGGGTCAAACGATAATGCAAAATCAACGTACGTATCATAAAGTTCACCCGCCTGTGTTGGCGATGGGGAAGGTGTAGGTGTGTTGTTCAATGTTGGTGTCATACTCGGTGTAGGTGTAATTGTTAACGTCGGTGTTGGCGTTACTGTTGGTGTTGGCGTTGGGGTAACAGGTGATGTACCTCCTTTTTCATAAAAAGTAATTGGATTACATCTTAACCCCATTCTGTCGCCAGTTGTCCCAGTATAACCTGAAATCTGATATGAGTAGTCGGTCTTATCAATTACAACTTTATAATACATGTCGTTACTTTCATTAATTTCATGTGTATCTTGGAAATTAGAATTGACGAAATCTATAATTGTACCGTCTTTGGCATTAAAAAATTTTGCAGTAACCCAAAACGTATTCCCTGTTAATGTCGTTTCTGATAATACACTATCATCTTGGAACCAAAAAAGATACATGTTTTCTTTGTTCTCAACATTTGAACCTTTAAAGACAGGTAAATGAATGTAATCTTTAAGTGGAGTATAAAAATATTTTTCACCTAACGGTAATGACAGATTTTTCGCAAAAACTAATTTACGATTAATTCTTGTTGGAGTTTCGTCGTTCGGTGTTTTAAAAAATTCTAATCTAAAAAAACTTTCAGTTGATTGTTTTAACATTTTAGAGTTCTCCTCTGAAGTAATCCCCACTAAATTATAATCTAATCCGTTATTGTAACTGTTGTTATTATCAATAAAATAAAAATAAAACCAAATATCCGTTTGGGTTACCCCACCGGAACATGTATATGGTGAATGTACATATCGAACAGTTTCGTAGTTCTCAATTGGATTGATGATAGTAGATAATACTTCATCCTCAAATTGAACCATGTTGTCTTGCCACCCTAAATTTGTTTGAAAATCTTGTTCTTTGTTAATAACAATACTTAAATCTTCATTTTTTCTTAAAATTTCCATTTAACAGTCTATTTTTCTATTATTGAAGTTTGTTAAACCGTCTTGTTTATTATTAAAAAACCTCTCATTTCTTAAATAGAAATTAAAATCATTTTTAACGTAATGTTGTCCATTAATAAATGGAAAATTTGTCCCGAATCCGTCAACATCCACATAACCATGGTCGTATAAATCTCTCCATCTCCAAACTTTTTCAGTTGAATCGTAATTTGTGTTTTCAGGAAGGTTATAAACGTCATTAGTAATTGCCGTTTCCGTATATGGTGACAATTCTCTTAATTTAATTTTATGATGTGCTTGGTAATAAATTCCAAATGGATTTTGAGGTGATGAACCTCTAAAATTAACCACATCAGTATCTTGACCGTGGTCTAAAATATCTTTTCTTATTGTTATTTTATGGAATGGTTCACTTATCGTTCTTTCCTTCATTTCTTTTGGGTTATATTCTACAAACGCACCGATTAATACCGTTCCTTCCGGTAATTCGGTTCCACCTGTAAATGTGAACCCACCCACACCATTAAATGTTGTGGTTCCCGTTATACCAGTTTCAATTGCAGTTTCACCCTCGAAGTGATCGTCAATCCATGTGTTATGGAAATTAAATTTATACCCAACTTTAGGTGGGTAATCAAAATAACCATCACCATTTCTAAAAATTGTTGTTAAAAATACTTCAGTTGGAGTGAATCCTAAATTATTTGTTAATCCTGTTAATACTAACGGTTCCTTGAAATCATATAAAACCGATTCCATTCTGTTTCTTTCAACAATCACATCGTTATCGCCCACACTATTTTCAAACAATATTTTTTTCTCATCTTCAAATATTGGAGTCTCGAACCCAATTTGGTCCATAATGTAATCATTGATATTTGTTAATGTTTTATTTTTATGGACATAATATCTTGAAGTTGAATCCACGATATTATTTATGTCTAAACATCTCTTACCTAACACAATTACATCACTTGATAATGTGTAACCACTTTTAAATTGAGTTTTTAAAATATTGATAACATATTTTTCAGAGTTATAAATCTCATCCCCGACACTATTGATATAAAATGTTTTTATTTTCAAATCAACGTTATTAAGTAATGTATTACCCGATATGGTTATATATTCACCTTCACTCATACCATGTTCAACAGGTGACGTTAATGTGTACCATTTACCGTTATTTGTTACTCTAAACGGAATACCGTCTTTCGACGTAAATGATTTTTTAACTTTAGCCGTTATTCCATCATTTAAAGTATATTCAATAGGGAAATCCGAATCACTATCATAAGCATAACTTAAATAAATGTTCCAATTATGATATGGTGCAATTAACGGTGTGATTGTTCTATGACTCGTAGAACCTGAGAACTGTAAATTTTGTGAGAATGTACCTAATGTACTTCCTGCGTTCGGAACGTTAACCTCTCTATATAAATCTCTCCTTAAAAAGGCAAATTCATCGTAAGGTAAAAATCCCTCAAAGTTATTATTACTTCCGTCTCCGTTAAGGTATAATCTCTCTTCTATGTATGAATATTCTGAAGAACCACTATACATGTTACGAAAAATCATTCTCATTTTTCCGTAAATTTTATAATTTTTACTTTCGTTACGTTCTTTGTTAAATAATTCAGCAACATCCAAAATGATATCCTTATCACCAATTCTCATTAATGATTCTGACGTTTCTAAATCTAACTTAATACTAAGTTCTTCTTCGGGTGCCTTTGTAAATTTCTTACTAGGTAATATTATTTTTTTACTTTCTTCCATTATTCAGCTGACGGGAAGGCTCCTTTTGGCCCAAATCTTTCAATAAATTTATCAACCGCAGTTTTACCGGGTCTCAATCCAAAATAAAATAAAAATGGTGTAGATAAAATTTGTTTATTACCATTATAGTTTGAAGTTGTAGGTTTGATTACGAAATCAACATCGTTATTCCATTGTTGTGATGACCAGTTTGATGTACTATTAGGAGTTGCGTTACCCACTCTCGTGTATAACGTTCCTGTTATCGGTGCAACTATTGTTCCACTCGTAACTACTAATACTCTAAACCCTTCTTCTTGCATTGAATATAATGACCTCACATCTGTTGTGTCTACGATATCAAAATCAAAATCACCGACTTGTATGTTTGATATTGTGATAACATTTCCTGAATAATCTTCTCCCATAGGGAATAAAACGTAAGGGTGTGTTGTATCTCCACTATATTTGTAAGCATATGTCATTCCTTGTAATGGTTGTACCATTGTCGTCGGGTAATCCCACGCTTGGTTAAATCCACTACCGAATCCTGTACCTTTTTTATCCCATAAATAAAATGGAACTTTTTGTGATGATTCAGTAAGTCTACCCGGTTCATTTAAACATGACCTAACTCGGTAACCTTCACCCGGGTCTAAAAATAGATTAATCGGAATTGGTCCACCATCTAATAATGTTGGGTATTCTTCATTATCTAAAATTTGTGGATTATAAACTCCATAATCTCTATTTTGTAAATCAAATTCTTCAATTCCCGCTTCACTGTTAATAGAAATCAATTGTAATATATCCCCATTCAAGACATGACCATCCATTTTATTTGGTAATGAATAATTAAAACCGTCATTCTTAAAGAAGTCTTTATATGTACCACCACCATTCATAGTATCTAATCTATAATTAATGTAGAGTCCTAACATTTCTTTATGATTTTGATATGACGTTGGTCCAATATTTCTTATAACTGAACAGTTAGGGTCTAATGATGGGTCAATACATATCTCTTTAATAAACTCATCTCTCGGACCTAAATCAACAACTGTTGTTGGGTGACCTAAAGTACCTCTAGCCACACTAAACGTATCTCCGTTATTTGTGTATGCTGAACGGTAATAGAATCTCTTGTCAGGACTTTCAATTGTTCCTATCTTAAAATAAACTAAATCGTCACAATATCTTGTACGTGCATAATTTAAATCTAATGTTGCTTCGTCATCCCATCTAACTTTTTGTTTAAATGGAAAGAAATAAAGTGAACCGGTTAACCAGTTATCTAAGAATGAATAATTTGAAACTCCTTCACAGAATAATTTTGCAACTAACTTTCTATTTGCATATTCAGTAATTGCTTTAAAGTTATTATCCCAATTACTTGATTTAGCTGCCGGAATAATTGTAAATAACCCATATCTAAATTCAGAAAATCCACTTTTCGTTGCACAGGTTCCACATGGGTTACTATCATATCCAATAACTTGCCCTACTTTAAGTTTACCACCTGTACATGTAACCGCATTTTGTGTACCGAAACCTTGTATGTTATTTGTGGATAGTGAACCGTATTGAGTATTAGGGTCCGTCACACAATAAGTTCCATAAACGGCAGTTTCATCATAAACCGTAACATATTGTTGACATCCTCCCTGTAATTCACTATTGGTACTACCGTTTCCACTTTGACCACTAATAAGTCGTTGTGTACTATCATAAATTACATAATCTTCAAGTTCTCTTGGACCCTCTCCACTTGTTGTGTAAGTTAATTGTTGTGTGTCGTTAAAATAATACACGTCAGGTCCTGTTCCCGCATATTGGACTTTAATTAAATCAATGACACCAAACTTACCTGTTCTTAAAAATTTAATCACATATTTTCCCGAGAAGTCATCCGTAATTGTATTAATAAATGATCCACCGACTGAAGGTGATACCGTCAAATCGCATGGTGGGTCGATATAATTATCTTGACCAATATATGGTAATTTAATATATATCGTACTTGCATCATCATCGGGAAAACATCCCGTAAGATATGGTTGTGACGTGGCAACACCAGACATAACCGGAACATAGATAGTAGAAGGGTCCGGATTAACATCCGAAGCACTATTACTATAATCTAAGTTATCACAAGTTTCACATTCAGGGTAGATTGCTATACCTAACCTAACGGTTCCAAATCGTTGTAATGGTTCAATAACACCCGAATCCATCCAACCAAATGGTCTCCAATCAATGAATGTGATACGGAGTGCTCGTATGTAAATTCTAAATTCATACAAGGCTTGGAACGGTATAATTAATACCTGTACCGCTGCAATAAATGCGTAATAGATTAATTTTTCAAAAATATTAATAATGATTGCAAGTAATATTAAGAAATTAAAATTTTGTATTGCCCAATTTATTGGTGGAGTAACCACACTATTTTGACAATCCTCTTCTTCTTTAGGTGAAATTTCTTTTATACCCAAATAAGTATGTCTATTTAATCCACCACTTGAGAAGTAAGACCCCATAAATGAAGATACTCCGTAAACTTTATTATAATTAAATCTATAGAAATAATCTTGTGGGTAAAAACTACCGTATACGTTATTAAAAATGATATTATCCGATAACGCATCCGTTGGGTAATCTGACCAATCAGTTGACCAAGCATATGATTTTTCAATTTCCGAATCACTTGTGTTGTATTCTCTAATATTTGGTATTAAGTAACTCGCAGTTGCTCGGGTTCTACCCAATGATTGATTTTTTACAGATATTCTAAATCTATAACAAGCTGAAGTTGGAATACCTTTATTTGGGTCATTAGTAATTTCTAATTCACCAAATTCATTTGTGTATTCGTATTCCATGTTCATAGGTAATGGTAAAACAAATGCCCCGTCATCACTTATATCTTCATGAATTTCGTATGTTTCAAGTATTGGTCTGTTGTTTTCGTCTTTATGTGAAGTAAAACGCAGGACCTCAATGACTGCAGGTTCAGAAATTAAACTACATTTCTGACCCATAGTACCGGTTGGTGTACAGTTTTTATTTACTGAATTTTTACCTTGGTCTGAGAATACTGAACCTAAGAAATACGCCTTCGGTTCGATTTTTATACCTCTGTCCGATAAATCAAAGTCAGTTCTTGTGATTCCAATTTCACATAAGTCAACATTTCCCCAAAATGGAAAAACTTCTATTGTCTTATCGAATGATACAATTTGTGGTAATGTATTTAAATCAGGTGATGATTTATATTGGTAGGTTGATTTAAAATTATCAACACCTTTTCCTTGTCTAATAAAATCATCAGGTCTTAGTGAAAAACAACCAATGTCTGACAAATCAACGTCAACGTGTATTGTTTGTTGTCCAAGTGGTACACCCCATATCATGAAGTCACCCGCACTATTTGTTTTAACCGTATAAGAATAATACGTTTCGTAAATTTCTAATTGTTCTTCTCTTGATAAAATATCAGTTTGGTCAGGGAACGTTCCTGTTGGTTCATGTCCACCATGTTGTTGTCTTGCAGGTAAAAGATTGTATCTGTATCCCGCATCATTTTTGTCGGTAACAGATGTAAATGGGTAAAGTGCTGAAATAACCGGATCAGTTGAATGTTTCTCTGTTTGGGGTACAAATATAGAAACTCTGGCGTTTGGAATACCAAACCCATTATTAACACTAATTCTACCACATACCACACCGTAATCGGCACATAATGATGTATACGCCTCTTTCTGTGAGAATTTTAGTGATAAAATCTCAAGTAAATCGTAATCTTGTTTTAGTTCAACGGTTACCCTTTGGTCTTTACCGATGTCTGTCGAAATTCTATGTTTTTGCATCATTCTTATAATAAATAGAAACCCGGAGATTTTCTACTATTATAAGTAAAAAACATTTTAAAATGTAGTCGTTCCTAAAGTTTTAGTTCTCACCTTAATATCCACATTTGGAAATCTTATTTGAAAAATTTGATTTGACTTCATGAAAATGGTCATATCAGATTGTTGAATTTCTTTTGTGTTTTGGTCTTTATAACTTTGAGCAACTTCAGATGATGAATAATTACCACCTATTAAATTGAAAACTCTAATATCAACAACGTTAACAACTCCATTTATCGCCCCAACTTCTCTAATTAAATCCCCTAAAAATAACGGGTCACCCATTTTTCTTTTTTCAATTGCAAAGAAATCGGTTGTATTTTGAATTGCCGTTCTGATAATATCAGTTGGGTTTTCATTTTTATCAATAATTAAATCCATTTGTAAAGATAAGTCAATTACCTCTCCACTTGCAATGTCAATATAATCATTAATCATTCTATATTCTGAAAGATAATTAATGATATTATTCTTTAATGTGTTGGAAACAATGTCAGTTAAGTTACCTTTATCGTCGTAAGACAATAATTTGACTCTTACTTTGTTATCTTCTTCCATTACGTTAACCTTTGCGGGTGCCCCAAATGTGGACGGCATTGTTTCGATTAACGATTTATAATCATTTAAAGTTACCGCTCTATTTTGTGCTGCGAAGTTATATGAAATCATGTTTCTTAATTCTTCTATTGTAGGTTGATCTGCACCACCCACTGCAGGAGTAATATTACTCACCCTAAGTGATTGTATCACTTGTGTATTATAAGACGAATTAGGACCACTTACGTCGAATTCTACGTTATCTATACTATTAATGACACTAACCCCTAAATTGGAATCTTTACCACCACCAATTCTATATTTTATGAATATAGTTGAGTTAGCTTTAGGAATTGCACCTAATGAAGTGTTATTTAAATAACTTGCCAAATTCACTTTAAGTGAGTTTGTCATATAATTGTCTAAATTATCGAGTGGTTCAACGTTACCAGAACCAAATGTTAATGAAAAATATCCTTCAGGTGTGTATTCGGTTACGAATTTATTTGTTACGGACTTATACGTTCCTGCCTTGAAATTATCTTTATCTGATACTGAAGTTGAATCTGGTATGAAAACTTTATCTTGAATAAGTGATTTAACTTCGTACCATTTATTGGTTGTTGACATGAACTCACTTGTTGTTGGGTTGGCCCCGAATGATGTTCCTTCTTTATGTATGATTGCCGAAACACCTAAAACATTTTGTTCAGGTAAATATAATTTTAAAAATGGTTTTTGGTCTAATTCGGTGATTACCCTTCTATATACTCTTGATACTCCGTTAACTACGGCTTCTCTTTTTGTAATTGTATATGAAACTAACGTATTATTAGCGTCAAAATTAGGAATCTTAAGTCTATTCGGTTCCCCTTTATCATTAAAAGGATTTGAAAAGTCTATATCGGCAATTGTTTCAAAGATTTGTCCACCTCCTGATATTTGTGCTCCTGTCTTTATGTTACCCAAATATCTTTCATCTTCCTTATCACCTCTAACAGGTACATTAATTGAGAAGTCGACTAATGTTACCGATGGTCTATTACCCGGAATTTTAATTCCGTACGTTTTCGCAATATGAAAAAGTGATTGTCTTTGTTGAGCAAAATCTAACATCGTTTCTTGCCAAACTCTATCGATATGAAAGTGTAAGTTATCCGCAACCGCAGCATTTAAATCCAATAACACCGAAAATATCGATGCATCATTGGTATTTTTTACCAAGTCAGGATAATATTCTTTTGTTAGGTTAACTAATTCTTGTCTTAATCCCGCAAAGTCTCTGGTTGCGTATGATATTTTTTTTGCCATCTTAAATGTTTAATATTATAAAGTCTGAAGTTGTAAACGCTCCGTTATTTACTGTGTATTCTATTTTCACCACCGCAGTATGTGGTTTTGTTGAGTTATCTGACACTCTAAACAAACGTTCGTCCTCATCTTGTGAGAACGTTCTTGTTTGGTCGGGGTCATCCTCAGCTGAAATAACTTCAATTTTTGTTAAATCTAAATTCGGAATAAACCTTCTTACCGATTCTCTAATTTCGTCTTCAATTAAACCAAATGTTACCATATCGTTTTGGTCAAAGATAAATTGATACAATCTTGTTCCAAAATCGGGCAAAAAGTATCTACTACCCTTCTTTGTTAAAAGAAGATGTATAAGGTCTGCTCTCACCTCTCTTTCGGGTGTCGTTGTCATTTTTAAATAGTGACCTTCTAAACTGTCTCTGAATGGAAAATCAATTCCGTATTTTACCGCCATACCTATAAATATAAACAATACTAAAATGATAATAAACAAAAAATCGTAACACTATATTTCTATAAATGTTACGATTTTTTAATTTAAGGATTATTATTCATTTTTATGATCCACAACCCTCACATTCAAATGGAGAATCTGTTGGTCTTTCATTTGTCATTCCCAATTCGGGAGTGTTTTCACTTATAATTGGATTATTAGAAGGTGTCGTTACCGGTTGTTCAACAGTTTTACTCGATGACATGTCGATACCTAAACCTTTAAGTGCGTCTACCGCTGAACGAGTTCTTAAGTAATACATACCTGTTTTTAATCCTAATTTCCATCCGAATAAATGTGCCGCCAATAATTTAGGTTTAGTCACATTATCAATAAATAAATTTAATGATTGAGATTGGTCAATAAAAATACTACGATTTGCTGCCATTTGTAGAATTCTTTTTTGTGACATTTCCCAAACCGTTTTATATACTTCTTTTAATTGAGTTGGGATTTCAGGGATATTTTGAACTGAACCATTGTCCATAATTAGTTTCTTTTTAATATCGTCATTCCACATACCCAATTTAAGTAAGTCGTTAACTAAGTGTTTGTTAATCATAATGAATTCACCACTCAACGTTCTTCTTGAATAAAGATTTGTTGTAAACGGTTCAAAGGCTTCATTATTTCCCAGTATTTGTGCCGTTGACGCTGTTGGCATCGGTGCAACTAATAAAGAGTTTCTAACACCGTTGGTAATCACTTCTTTTCTTAATGATTTCCAATCCCATCTTCCTGATAAATCTTTATCTGTTTTATTCCACATTTGAAATTGGAAGATTCCTTTTTCAATTGGTGAACCCACAATTGATTCGTATGGTCCGAACTCTTTAGCCAAATCTTTTGAAGATGTTAAAGCCGCGAAATAAATTGTTTCAAAAATTTCAGTTTGTAATTTATCTGCCTCTTCACTTTCGAATGGTAAACCTAAAATACAGAAAATATCTGCCAAACCTTGAATACCTAAACCAACTGGTCTATGTTTAAAGTTTGAACGTTTTGTTTCTTCAGTTGGGTAGAAGTTTAAATCAATTACGTTATTTAAGTTCTTTACCACTTGGTAAGTTCTTTCGTATAATAATTCATGATTAAACACTCCATCAACGATATATTTTGGTAATGCAATAGATGCCAAATTACAAACCGCCTGTTCTGTTGGTGATGAATACTCAATAATCTCCGTACATAAGTTAGAAGATTTAATCGTACCCAAATTCTTTTGATTTGATTTGTAGTTTGCCGGATCTTTATATAACATATAAGGTGTTCCCGTTTCAATTTGTGCGGTTAATATCGCATCCATTAATTTTCTCGCTTTAACTACTTTTCTTCCTAAACCTTGTTGTTCATATGATTCATATAATCTTGTGAATGCTTTGTCTTCAGGTGTGTCATAAGTGTCAGATAACCCCGGTGCCTCATCAGGTGAGAATAATGTCCAATCACCATCTTGTTCAACACGTTCCATGAATAAATCAGGTGTCCACATTGCCAAGAATAAATCTCTTGCTCTCATTTCTTCTTTACCGTGATTTTTTCTCAAATCAATAAATTCGTAAATGTCAGCGTGCCATGGTTCAAGATAAACGGCAAATGAACCTTTACGTTTACCACCTTGGTTAATCCAACGAGCTACTTCATTATAAGTTTTCATCATTGGTAATAAACCGTCAGATTCTCCACCTGTCCCTTTAATATAAGAACCTTTAGCTCTTACATCATGTACGTGTAGTCCGATTCCTCCTGCCCACTTAGAAATCTTTGCCACATCACCTAAAGTTTCAAATAAACCGTCAATATCGTCACCTTTGTTTCCAATTAAGAAACATGAAGACATTTGTGGTCTTTTGGTTCCCGCATTAAATAATGTCGGTGTTGCGTGTGTATAAAAATGTTCTGATAAATCATTATAGATTTTCAATGCCATTTCAACGTCACCCTTACAAATACCAACGGCAACTCTCATATAAAGATATTGTGGTCTTTCAACAATACGGTTACCAATTTTTAATAGGTAAGAACGTTCTAATGTTTTAATACCGAAGTAATCAAACTCTAAATCTCTTTCTTGTTGGATTGCTCCGTCAATCACTTCTTTATTTGCCATAACAAAATGGTAAATGTCAGTATCGATTAATGACGACTCTTTTCCTGTTTTCGGTTCGATGAATGAATGTAACTCTTTTATCGATTGTGAAAACTTCTTTGGTGTTGTTTTATGTAAATTAGAAACCGCTAATCTACCCGCTAATTTTGCGTAGTCGGGATGTGTAGTAACCATCGACGCCGCAGTTTCGGCCGCTAACACATCTAACTCTGTTGTTGTAATTCCATCATAGATACCCTGAGTAACTTTCAGGGTAACGTATGTTGGGTCAATAAATTCTAAATTTAAATCATCACAAAAAACACTAATTCTTCTTGTGATTTTATCGTATCTCATTTCCTCTAAGGAACCACTTCTTTTTTTTACTTTCATATTTGTTTATTTATTAAAAATCAACCTCCCCAAACGCTGAATCTAAATCTTCAGCAACATTATTAACTCCCGCTTTTTGATACTCAGCTACTCTCTTCTCGAAGAAGTTAGTTTTACCTTGTAATGCAATATTTTGCATAAAATCAAAAGGGTTTTCTGAGTTGTAAACTTTAGAACAACCCAACGCCATTAATAATCTATCGGTTACGAATTCAAGATATTGAGCCATTAAATCCGAATTCATTCCAATTAATCGAACCGGTAACGCCTCTAAAATAAATTCTTTTTCAATTTCTAATGCTCCACAAATAATTTCTTTAATTTTCTTCTCACTTACTTTCTTCTCAATGTGTTCATTGAATAAGTGACAAGCGAAGTCACAGTGCATTCCCTCATCTCGAGAGATGAGTTCATTTGAGAATGTTAAACCTGGCATTAAACCACGTTTTTTCAACCAAAAGATAGAACAAAAAGAACCTGAGAAAAAGATACCTTCAACTGCAGCAAACGCAATTAAACGTTCAGCAAAAGAATCTGATTCAATCCACTTAATCGCCCAATCCGCTTTCTTTTTAATTGCAGGAATTGTTTCAATTGCATTGAATAAGTTATTTTGGTCTTCTTTATCTTTAATGTACGTGTCGATAAGAAGAGAATAAGTTTCACTGTGAATGTTCTCCATCATCATTTGAAATGAATAGAAGAATTTCGCTTCAGTGTATTGTACTTCATTGACAAAATTCATTGCCAAATTCTCATTTACGATACCGTCAGATGCCGCGAAGAACGCTAATACGTGTTTAACGAAATGTTTTTCATCCTCATTTAGTTTGTTCTCCCAATCTGTAAGATCTTGACCTAAGTCAATTTCTTCAGCTGTCCAAAAACAAGCTTCTTGTTGTTTATATAATTTCCACAAGTCGTGGTGTTCAATTGGAAACAAGACGAACCTACCCGGGTTGTCCATTAAAATCTTTTCAGTCATATTTTTTATTTTATTTTATTTTATCTGTTAGCTAATTCTTGTCTTTTAAGGAAAGCCTCTCTCGCTCGGTTTTGGTTATTTTCAACTTTCTTTTCTTCGTGACCTAATAACGTGTTTTGTGATTCAGTATCAATAACAATAAACTCATTGTTGAATTTACAGTTTTGGAATACTACCCCATCTTTACCGATACGTGACTTAAGTAAAGTTAAAGTTGCCAAATTGTGTTCCTTTTGTTCTAATGTTTTACCAATTGACAAAATTACGTGAGCAATTTGTGCTTTCTTAATAGAACCTCCCATTTGGTCCCCTGTTACAACTTCAGATGAAATTGATTCACGGTTACCTTGTGTTGCCGTCCAAATTGCAATATCGAATTCTCCGGTCATTGATTCTAAACTTCTCATTACAGAACCCTCACCTTTCCATTCCTCACCATTAGACGCTTTATCAGATGAAATACAGTCAACGTAGTCTAATACTAGTAAATCTATTTTTCCACCGTCAGAATTCATCTTTCTGATTTTGTTTTTAATTTCAGATACAGTAACGTTATCACTTGATAACTTCAATAATCTTAAACTACCTTTTGAACGTTCTTGAGCTTCACTGATTTTTACTTTTACTTCTTCCGCAAATTCAGGTTGTTCATCCGGTGCAATTCCTGACCAAATAGTGTAGTGTTTTCTCTTGATATTACCCGGGTTATCTTCAAAGAAAATTTGAACTACATTATATCCTAAGTTGTAAGCTGTGTTGGCAAATTTAGTTAATAACGTTGTTTTTCCTGTTCCTGTTGGTGCTAAAACTACACCTAACTCACCGATACCCAAACCACCTTTTAACAGATTATCAACACCTACAATACCTGTTGGTAGTGGATGTCTAAAATCTTTTTCTAATGCTCCATCGACATCATGAAATACATCCGTTCCTTCATCATCAGCGATACCAACTTGTAATGCCTTTTGAATAATTTGTTCGATTCTATTATATGCTTCGAACTCACCACTTTCAATGATGTTTTGAACATTTTTTAACTCTCTTTTTAAGTTTTGTTGTTTACAAAAATTAAGTGCGGTGTCCTTCACATATGCTGTGTCTTTTTCATCCGCCTTGATAGTTTCTAACGTATCAATGTGTACTCTGGAAGAATCACGATTACCACCTTCGGCCATGATTTTCTGTGCCAGTGTATTGTAATCGGGTATTTTCTCATATGTTTTGTACAGCTCCTTCATGTTTTCCATGATATATCTAAATGAGTTATTGTCGAAAAACTTCGTCTCTAACACATCTATGATGGTCTCACCATATTTCTTATCTTCCACAATCGCCTTTAACAACGACTGTTGGAAGGAAAACCCTAAATACCCAAAATTCCTTTCTTCCATGTTTATTTTTTTTTATTTGTTCTTAATTATAGTTCGTATTGTAGATAGGTTGTTTCCAAATCTTCTGAAGATAAGATATCTGTTAAATCGGATAAAATTCTTTTTAAATTTGGTCGGATGTCAACCGTATATCTAACTTTTGGGTGGTACCAATAAGCTGGAAATATTCTTTGAATAAATACCTCTTCACCTATTTTTATTTCCAATAAAAAATGCTCTTTGTCCTTTTCAGGGGCATCTTCCACAAACTCCGAAGATAGGAAATAGTTTTGATTTTCACACAAATAATTGGAACTTTTCATTTTCAAATCTTCTGAAATATCGTCACAAATATTTTGTACATAATAGTGTAAATCCATCGAACGTCTAGCTTGGCTAACGTGATCTTTTACATTGAAGTATCTTTGGCAAATAATATTACCGTCTAAAGATAAAAGGAACTCGAATTTCGTAATGTCTAATTGTTGATTACTCATACTGTCTAATTTTGATTGTTTTTTTGTTATTTTTTTCTTTTCTTGTTAATCTGAGGAAGGGGTTGAGGAACTTTATCCATGCGTCATCTGATTTTGGTAACACATTAAATAAACCATCCTCCATCATCATTTTCATTGTGTTTTTATATGACCTACCCTCTGGGTCCAATGATTCATTCATTAATAAATTAATGTTCTCTTTTGCCTCATCCGTTAAATACGGTTCGTCCAAACTTACAATTCGATTATTCACGTCGAAAAATTCTTCTCCTAATACACCATGTTTGGTTACTCCCGTTAATAGATTTGTGACTAACTTATTATTCTTATCTTGTTCGAATATAAAATTACATCTGTCTTTAACGTTTTGGATGGTGAGAGGTTCAGTTCTTAGTTCAGGAAGTAAAGACAGGAATCTTTTAACTCCCATCCCTCTTATTCCTGCAATATTATCTGAAGAATCTCCACACATCATCTTGACCAATTTAACATTTTCTATTAAAATATCTTCGTGGTCATAAACAATTGTATCGTTTTTTTTGTATAACTTTTGGTGAGACGGATTGTAGATTTGTGTCGTCTCTGAAACAAGTTGTGTTAAGTCACCGTCAGAAGAATAAACTATCATTTTTTCATTGGTAGACATTTGAGTATAATACGCAATACAGTCATCTGTTTCACAGTATTCATATTCACCTTGTCTAACAAACAATTCTTCGAGATATTGTTTAACTCTATCTCTTTGGTAATTGTATGAGTTTAAATCTTCTTCGGTCCTTATTCTTTGTTTCCTATTCTCTTTGTAGTGAGAATAAATTTTTCTTCTGGTTTGAGAACCTTCATGACCGTCCCAAAATACTACAATCTTATCTAAATGATATGTTTCGAATGACCTTCTAAGAGTGTTAAGGAAATGATATATTCCCCCAATGTGTGTACCCCTATAGAAGTAGTTCTTTACACCATAAAATCCAATCGTAAGTAAATTGTCACCATCAACAAGTAAAACGGGCATTTATTTTTTTATTAAAGGTTACTCTTCTTCTGTTACAACTTTCACGTCTGCGATGTCTGCAACACTAACACCCAATCTTTCACTAATATAATCTCCTGAGATTTTTTTGTAGTCTTCGATTGATTTTTTCTCTTCAACATCATCTCTACCCGGCATAAATCCGTGAGATGTTACCAAGATACGTCCGTCTTCATATCCTAAACCATTTACGTGGTTTTTCATAATTGAGATTTTAGTTCTTGTTGCGATTTTAACTTTTCTCTTATCTTTAGTGATTGAGATTTTAGTTGTTCCCGCACCTTTCTGATTACCAAATAAAAACACTAACGTTGAGTTTAACCAAATGGCTTCACCACCTTTAGCTTTAATTTTTGGTTGACCGAATGGATTGTCAGGTAATTCTACCCATGGTTGATTAACAATTACTAACGTGTTTGTATAATCATTGTCAGTTCTTCTTGAACCTGAAATACGTTGATTCAGACCCATTCCGATTTTATCCGATAATACAGACGCATTATGTTGTTTACCACCTTTACCATCAAAAGTCATTTTACATGGAACAGAACCCACAGAATCCCATAAAAACAACATATCGTGTGGTATGTCACCTTTCGCTTGTGCGTCAAGTAATTCGTTTATGTAATCTGTAATTTGTTCGATGTATTGGAAGTTATTGTTGAAAAGGAAAAAACCATCCCAATCAATTGCTCCTGTTTCTTCATCTACCACTTGTTCACATTCAAACCCCATCAATTTAGCGTGTGGGAAATCCCATTTCTGTTCCGTGATAATAAAGACAGGAAGAATTCCTTTCTTTTGAGCATCAACGGCAGTTTTCACTAAAGCTGTGGTTTTACCTGTATCTGAATGACCAAGTAACATGTTTATGTGTCCCATTGCTGGACCGGGTAACCCCGTTGCTTCTAAGAAAGCGTTTCCTAAATCGAAGAATCTTTCGGCTTTGAAAGAGGCTTCTTTAGAGAACTTTTTCTTTAAAGCGGAAAAGTCATTCTTTTTTATACCTGCCATGTTGTTTGTTTTAAAAAGGAACCCAAGATGAATTCAAGGGTTCCATTGTTTGTTAATTAAAATGGTAAATCTTCGTCTACCTCTTCGTCTACTTGTGGGTCAACTGTTGGAGTTGAACTCTTTTGTGGAGCTGAAAATGTTTCATCGCTTGTAGATGTTGAAACATATTTCTTTTGGTCGTTATCCCATCTTGGCGCTTCTCCACGAGCAACCAACTCTAAATAATCAACACTTTTCTTAGAATAAGCGTCTGACCAAGTTAATTCGTCATCTAACCATGTTTTAGCAATGTCCGCATCTGCGTGTAATGGACTAGCATCATCGTTTAATACTGAATTAATAACTGTGTACTCTTTACCCGTACCCGCTTTAGTCAATGATAATGAAAGAATCAAATCACGACCTGTTTCAGGATGTGTAACGTCACCTTTGTTACGGAAGATAGGGAAGATTTTATCAATTACCCCATCACCTTTATGGTTATGTTTGAATCTCCAAAATTTAACACCATCTTGTTCGTTATCACGGTCAATTACTTTGACAATGTAGAACTTACGTGAACGATATTGACGAGCCAATTCTTTATCAGAATCTACACCTGTCATCATCAATCCTTCGTAAACTTCGTGTAACGGTGAACGGCTACCTTCTTGTTTAGGGTCATATAATTTTACCCATTTACCATCCACTTGAACTTCGTGGAAGAAAACTTCAACAAATGGTGAACTACCATCTTTTGTTGGTAAAATACGAATACGTCTTTCTTCTCCTTTAGAACCTTTTGGTAATAAAGTTACGAAATACTTCTTTAATCTATCCTCTTGGGATACTTTGTTTGCGGTGCCACTTGTGGCGTTTTTGTTTTTCTCGTACTGTGCAAGTACTGCATCAAATGTTGACATAATTGTTTAATTTAATTTATAAATCTGTTATAGTAAAATATACATAAAAAAAACCGAATTACAAAATCCGGTTTCATTTATTTTTAAAAAATCTTTAATTGGTGGTTGGTTACTCTAAAGTTAAAAGGTAAGCTAATTTATTCAATTCTCCTAATATTTCATCACGAATATTCATTAAATCCGTATCAGTTTCTTCAAATTCGTCAGACATTTGGATTAACGCCTCTCTAACTGTGTTTAACATGGCTTTTGGGTCAAGTTCAGATAAATTTGATAATTGTATTGTCTTTTCTTCATCAGATAACACAAATCTCCCGTATTTTCCCATTGCCGATTCGACAAAGGTATCAATTAACTCATCTAATGCGTCATAAAACCCACCAAATGCGTTATGTCTTGCAAAACCTTTAGTTTGCCAATGGTTAATCTTTATTTGTAATTGTGTTTCTAAAAGAAAGTGAACGTTAGTACTTAATTTCATCGGTTTCGTCTTCTGGTTTAAATGATGTTTTTATGTCGTTAAAAGAATAGTTGTCAACGTCATCCTTAGTCAACACGTATTCATTTTTACCACTTGCTTTCATTTCCTCTTGTTTTTGTGAGAAGAAATCGTTTGGTTTTTGATTAAATGGGTATGAATCCAAAGAACGCATCTCTAATTTCTCTTGAGGTGTCTCAGGTTTCATTTGTTCTACCTTTGCACCCAATTGGTCAATTTTAGCCACTACTTGGTCCATTTCACTTAATTTAGATTCAAGTTCACTCAATTTAGAGAAAACGTCATCCATTTTATTAATAACGGCACTGTTGTCTTGTTTACCATTTTCAAGATCGTGTTTAATACTTTTTGTCATATTAACTAAATCTGTAATGTCAACTTCTTCAGTACTATCTATCTCAGGTGATTCAACGTCAGTAACCGGTGCAACATCAGTTGCAGGTTCTTCAGCGGGAATCTCAGGTATTTCAGGTAATGCCGGTTCTTCGGCAGGAACCTCTGCAGGTGCGTCTTGTTCCATAATCATTTTAGAACCATACTTATTGATGGCCTTATGACGCATTAATTCTTCGTGTAGTTTGTTTTCTAACATGGCTTAATCTTGTAATAATTGTCTACCGTCTTCGGTAATATACTTTTTATTTATTCTTTCTACTATTCCGTCTTTTGATCTGATTACGTAACATTCTCCTGTTACCATATCACATTCTTCCCTTTCCATACCGTCCTTTGAAACATTTTTAATTGTTTTAGGACTTAGGAATTGGTCCATCGTGTTGTTTAATTTTGAATTTTCCATACTTCTATAAATATCGTTAATTTGTTAATATTCTTATTTAATAGTAAAATAAACCACTTGTCCATTATATAATCCCAAATCGGTCATTAATTTTTGAGACATACTAATACCAAAACCATCCACAGATGGTCCCGCACTAATTGCTCCCTCAACTTTTATATTACCCGATAGGACATGAACAGGTGGAACCGTTACTTCTTTATCCCCATTATTAGGGTTTATAAAGGTTGTTATACCTGTAATTATTTTATCCGCACTTACTGACGCTAATCTAAATTTAGTTGAATAGAATCTATTTGTTTTACTTAAATCTTTCATAAAGTCCCAAGTTACCCTTGCGGAAGTTGCCGATGCCCTACACAATATAGTCATATCAATGAAATCATCTAATGGATTATCTTTACCACCCATTGTTGTTGCAATTGCTCTAAAGACTTCTTTACCTTTATAATTAACTTTTTGTACGTACTTCTCACCGTTGAATCCGTTGTATTGTACTCCGAAATTACTAACTCCACTATCACTTGTTATTTCCTCACCTTTAATTTTCTTATTACTTCCACCCATATCTACTGTAAAAATACCTTCGTTAGTGGTGATGGTAATTTCATTTTTAGTGGCTCCTGAGATTCTTAAACTTTCTTCTTGAACTCTCGCCAACGCACTTTTAGTGATTCTATCAAATAAAGCTCTATAACTTGAAAGGAACGAATCTTTAGGGTCGGGTAACGAAGCGTACGGTATTCTCGTACCTTTAAAAGTTGTTGTAATGTTACCACTCTTAATATTATGTGATACTTCAGTAATCCAATAAGAACCTCTAAACATTGGAATGTTTTTAAGGTAGAAATACATCGTTGGTTGAATCATTACGTTACCCATCATTGTGACTTCACACGTATATGAAGATTGTCGGTAAATGTCAAATAAACCGATATCAATTTGGTGTGCACCATTACCGCTTTCTGAACGTCCTAAATTTTCCATAACTCCGAACGATTCAGTTGTGTTCTTAATTGATGTTTGGTCAAGTTGTACACCCTTAAACATACTTTGATTTTGGTCACCAACACTCACTTCGAACGCAATTACTTTATTTGATTTCGCTAAATCACCAGTTTTAAAAACTTCAGGTACCGTAATTACTAATGGACTATTTGGTCCACTAAATAAATTACCACTATCGTTTTTAAATTTATATTTTTCATCAATGTCCGACATCTCTAAATGTTTAGACGTTGGTCCAATGTATTGTACAATAATTTTAGGTGAAGATTCTTGGTAATCTACATCTAAGAAAGTCCCAAATAAATTTTGAGCTAATTTTTTAGATGGAGTTAGTTTCACTTTGTTTGACGTATTTGTTCCGTAGAAATTTACGTAAGCAGGTAATCCTCTCATGTCAAATCCCGAACCTTGTATTAACATCGCAATTACACCGTATAGGTTTTGTTTATCATTTTTATTATCACCTAATGGTAATAGTTTCTCTAAACTTAAAAATGCCTTAGAACCAATGTCTTTATTTGCTTTGTCCAAAAATAAAAATTCCTCTAACAATAATCTTTGACCAATTGAATTCCCACCTACCCATTTATCGTTAAACGATTTAAAAAAGTTATATAATTCAAGTTTCAATGGTGTATCGTTATAACCGTTAACTATTGTTACTTGATTTGCAGTATCTTTTATTTTTAATGTTTGTAATTGAGCAATTAAACGATTAATAAAAATGGAAAATCTATTTTCTGCATTTATTAATATGTTATTCGCTACGTAATCTTGGAATTCGGTTTTACCGTTTATTCCTCCGGATTTAAGATAACCCGCAAATATTAAAATTAACGGTCTAAATTGTAAAACGTTATCTTCACTTAATTCTATATTATTTGTAACAAAAAACTGTTTATATTTTCCGTCAACATCTTCCCCAACATAAAGTTTAATGTACTTTAAATTAGCTGTATCTTGAGCAGTGTCGTAGTTGTTGTAACTAAATGAGTTAACAACATTTACAAAACCATACCACACGTACGAATCAATTTCTTTTGGATTCGCAATTGTAAGTTTAATTAAATTATCACTATGTAACATGTCACCAGTTATAGTGCTTAATTTAATATTTTGTTTTGTTTTAATTGAATTTATTGTTGATTCAATAGTTTTACCCACATCATTACCATCTTTTTCAATAGTTACAATTGATTTTAATAAATCTTGGAACTTATCATATCTAACATAATGTGGGTTACCCTTTTCGTCATTTATAGTTGGAAACTTTTTATATGAAACTTCTTCATTTAATTTTTCAGACGCAAAATCTAAGAAACTATTTTCAAACTCATCTAAAATTGCCGGACAAAAAGTCGCAATTAAATCTGTTACTTTTCTAAAATCATCTGTTATACCGAATAGGTTGTCGAATTTATTTCTCGTGTCACCTGTTACAAAGGTTCTAATATATTCGTCTGCGGAAGGAAAAGTCCTACCACTATAATCAACATTTGAAATTTCGTCTTTCCAAATAATTCTGAAATTATTTTGTTCTTTTGATTCGTATGTGTTATTTGTAAATGTAACAATAGGGAATGTTGGGAAAGGTGGTTTAAAATCTAAGTTATCGACTTTATTACCTCCATCACACGGTAGTAATGTAAAATATTTATCTACACCGTTAGTTTCTATTGAATTATCTACATAATTTGTCCAATATCTAAATCCATCTTTTAATTCCTTAACTCTTGAATTAATAATTGAATTTTCAGTATTACCCGAATATGAAGTACTTCCTGATGCGATGTAATAATGACTATACCCGTTAACTATCTGATGAAATATACCGTCGTAAAATGGGTGTAATCCAATATCTTTTTTATTTGACCCAACTACATTATACGTAACTCTACCACTTGTTGTATCTGCAGTTGCATTAAAAGTGGTACCTGTCGTTATATCAAAAAAATCATCCCTGTCGATTGGTTGTGTTACACCTGATACATTTAAAAACCCATCAAGTATGTCTGTACCGTCAAGTATTTTCGTTTTATATCTGTGGTATAGTGACCCCCATTTCAACATTAAATGATAAGGTATGTAATGTGATGAACCAACTTCTCTAAAAATAGTTGATAGTCTTGTTGTGTTTAAACCAAAAGAAACGTTATCCTCTAAGTCATAGAATGGTAATGAATTCAATAACAAATACGCCGAACCTACATATTTTCCATGTGGTAACGTTTTGTTAAAATCATTAAACAATTGTTTATGGAAATATGGCGTGTTTAGTATGTTTGCCGAAGAATTTAATAATCTAAAATCTTGATTAAATAAATTATTGGTACTACCATCTTTCACCCATAGTAATGGATTTATTGGTCCACTAACCAATCCTTCGGTGGTTTTAACATTTAAAATTCCTTTTAAATCTAAATCCGACTTATCGAAATTACTTTTATTCAAATATGAAAGATATAAATCAGAGTTAAATGGATATATGTTTGTACGATATTCTTCCGAAGTGTAATTTACTAAGTTATCACTTAATTTAGTATATAACCCGTCGTTATTCGCGTTTTTAGTTAAACCAAAATATGATTCAATATTAAATGAATTTGTTGTCAAATCTTTAATATATGGTACCGTAGCAATTCTATCTTGATAATATGGGTATCTTTCAAATGGTGAAAATGAAAGTAGATATTCTTGTAATTTAGTTCTATCTGTTATAGATTGTAAAACACCAATAACGTCAAAATCTTCAGTTAATAAACTTTGTAAATTTTTAATTTCAACGTTTGCAAGTTCTTCAACCGCACCGTTATTAAATGTATCAAACAAAGTTGTGTATCTTGCTCTTTCCCAAATTTCATATAAAACCGATGATACCGATTTATTTGAATATGGGAAATTAATACCCGCTTCGAATAATGTCGATATTTTATTTGTTTTTACTTCTTGTGAATTGTTTTCAAATATGAAATTAATGTTACCAACACTTCCTTCTTTACTTGAATTTGTATCAACTTTCTTAGTTGATATTGCTTGGTAATTCTCTACAAAGTCAACCTCAGGCCATAACGTTTTATCGTAAGATTGTAATTTACTTTGTAAATCAGGGTCCCCCGGATACGCCAACACTTTTTGTTTAGCGTCAGAAGTCACCTTTTTTATTTCCGGCCACGGATATATCGAATCCTCTTTAGGTGTTTCATCAGAAAAACCTTTTAGTAATTTTTTTCTTTGTGTTCCCGCATCAAAAGACCTTTGGTGTACGTCTTTCAATAATCTAATGTAAACATCGGCATTTGCCATAACAACAGCAAAGATATTTCTTATTGTTGGTTCAAACCCAATACCTTTATTTTTGTCTTTAATAATGTCATTCATTCGTGCCTCGACAGTTCGTTCTAACTTATCTCTTTGTGCTACGAATGTTCTTTGTATATCAAAAATATCTTTTAATAAAGATTGAAACGCAACCGCATATATTCCACCCTCAATTTTAGAAACGTATTTGTTTACATCCTTTATTGTGTTGATGTAATTGAAGGTTTCTTTCTTGAAATCAACTCCTCCTTGGTTTTTAAAGTTTTCAACAAATAATTTAGATTTTGTTAAGTGTTCGGGGTAGACGTTTAAAAGGTTTTCTAACGTTTTAGTATCTTTAGTTCCAATTACATTATCTAAAGTGTTTTTCTTAGGTCCCGTCAATGGATTGTAAGCCACTCCGTTTACCGTTATAGGTTGTGGATTTAAATTACTTCCTCCCCATAATCTAACCGCGTTTTCAAAATCTTGAATTAGTTTTTCAAATTCTTTTAATCCGGCAAATACTTTAAAATCAACAACTCCACTAAAAATTTCTTTTTCGAGTACCTTATCTAAACTTTTAGATATAACAATTAATTCTCTTAACGTTCTAACGGGAAAATCCTTATCTATTAAACCCTTTTCTTTGTATTCAGAATAAACCGACCTTAACATCGTATATCCTTTCGATGTTTTAGAAATTTTCTTTTCTTGTTCTCCGGTTAATGGATTTAACGATGTAGGTACATCTTGTTCAATTGCAAACATATATGGAGCATTTAAAATACCATTCAATGGAATGTCATTTAAAAATGCATATGTTGACCCAACAAATGTTGTGGTTACCTCAAAGTTACCGTTACCTTCATTGAATTTAGAAGTAAATTTAGTTAAATGTAAACGATATCTAATTGCCTTACCGTAGAAACCCTTAACCGTTAAATAAAATATCGGCCATGGTAAATGGAAAAACGCTTTATATGGTGAGTTTTCAGGTGATTCAAATAATGTCTTACCTCTAACGTCAATAAAGTTTATATTGATTTGTGGAATGAAATTGGCCCCTTTGATATTAATATTTATTGAGTCAATACCAAAAGATTGTGCCGTTCCGTCAAAATTTACATTGTTAACACTAAGATTACTTGTTGCTTTTCCATTTGAATCGAAAATTGTTTCGTCCTTACCATTATACGCATTTGTCCATGATGAATCGAAATCACCTCCTCCTTGGTTCTTTAGAATGTTAAGTGTTCCTTTTGCTATGGACACAACTTCACCCTTAGCCGTTTGGTCACCTGAGGCACTTAAAATTGACCTTGGGATTATATCAGCTTCAAGATTAACGTACATAACCAGATTCTCCTGTTTAAGTCCTCTTGGTTCGATAACACCGTCATTAACCACACTGTTAGGGTCGATAAAGAATAAGTTATTCTGATCTACCTTAACTAATATGTTTTCATTCTCATTTAAATTATTGTTCCCCATAATATAGTTTATACAATTCTACGGCACTTTTATAATCTTGTAAAGTGCTGATTAAAGGAAATGGAACTCTTAATAAAAAATTATCAGGTATTTCAAATTCGATACTTCCCGATAATGGGTTAGCTAAAAGAATTAACCACCCATGTACTGGAGTACCGTAATACTCTTGTGAAATCTTATCTAATCTGTCTTTACCTCTTTTATATTGGAAATACTTATCCGTTCCCTTGATTGGGATTTCAATTCCCGGAACGATTTTAAATTCTCCGTCCGTTACAAAATATTGATACCTATCGAAATACCCTCTACTCATGGTTTATAAAAATTTAAGACACTCTTTCCAAGTTTATTTTTACTTAAGAAAATATTTGTTAATACACCTTGTTCAACCGTGTCAGTTATCGGTGCTGTTGAACCTATTTCAAATTCAACACTTTTACTGTTTTTTCTAATTGGCATTTTACCTAATTTGAATTTTTTCTCCTTTTGAACAGTAATGAAATTTTCAAATATTTTACCTAACTTTTCTCTTACTTTATCTGTAAAAATCGTAGTATCCGATTCGTACAGTTTAATAATGTTTTCCTTTTCACCTTGTAATAATATAGATAAAAATTCTGATAAAATAGAGTCTGAAATAACTGGAGAATTGAAATTTAACGTATTATCTAAATCTTCCGTAAAATCTCCGTGTTCTTTCACAACATAATCAATTAAATTAGAATATTCATTATAAATCATATCATATGTGT